AAGTCTGTTCTCATCTGATGAACTCTAGGCATCAGATAATCACAGTGCTGGATAAAGTAAGTTTCAGTCTGAGCATAGCTGGCATTAACAGATTGTTCTACCCCGGTAGCTGTCTGCCTAGATATTTCTTGACCTAAACGCTGTGGAGTAATACCTATAACTTCAAAGGCCTGCTGTTTAAAATACTGAGCTAACTGAATCCTTGACATCAGACGCTCAGTCTGTGACATATCCAGTTTCTGGAAGTGATTAAAGTTTAAGGCATTCTCAGTATTAGTAATAGAGGTATCCAGAGGTAACATCTGGAAATTCTTCATTGCCACATAAGCCTTAGCAAAATTACCCTTTCCCCAGTCCTCACCCAGAGAGTGTCTAGGTAAAGAGTTCTGATCTAGCATAATTACAGTACCAAGTTCATCCACAAGGATATCTGCAATCTGGTTATTTACTATATTATAAGCTATCTGGAATGGCTTCATTAGGTCTACCAAAGCTGTAGATCTAGTATTTCTATCTGAGAATACAGAGCCTTCTACCGGTAGTTTACAGCCGTATAAAGAATTATCACCTTTAAACTGGAACTTAAGTGGCCCAATATGATTCTGATTGATACCTAAGTAGATTGGTGTAATACCTCCAGGGTTATTAGTGCCCCAGAAAGTAGGTCTATTTGGGCCAATCTTTACGCCACCCCACACTTGATTAATCCAGATCCAGTCTACGTGCTCACCAAATACCAAGGTATACTTGGTTTTATTTGACACTAAATTCGTATTATACTGTGGTTTTTCAGTAACTTTATAATCCTCATCTACTATATCAGTAATAACTTCACCTGATTCTGTGATTTTAGTAAGGTGACCTACCTTACGTTGTGATTTCCAATATACTGTGGTAACCCGGAGAAGATTAGACATACCCATATCTAAGTAGTCTTCATTCTCCATCATAATCCAGTTTACAATATCACCGCCATAAACAGCACTATCCCACATAGAGGTAAACTGCCTATAGCCTAGTGACGGCATATTTACGTTCCAGTCATGTGACTTAGTTCCATCATAGTAAGTACCGTCATTCTGATAACCCTGAATAGGATAACCAGCGGATCTTACGGGATAAATAAGTTCTATAGATGACATCTGTTCTTCAGTCATTAGCCAGCCATACTTGTCTATGACATCAGCTACTGTCATCATATCATATTTACCAACCCAATTAGAGTCAGATATATAACGTCTATCTGGTGACTTTTGATAAAAGGTCATTACGGGATTCCACAGCTCTACTTCGTAATCATCCTCCATCATCTTGAAGTGCCAGAACTCTCTATCAGTAATAAGCAAATCTCTAAAACCTCTCTCCTCTAATTCATCCATGTAGAATCTTTCGGTATCTACTCTATGCTGATGCTCAGCCCATTGCTCCACCATAGAGCGATAATCCTTTTGAAAGAAAGCCTCAATTTCAGGCAGAGTCTTTAACTTTTCAGGACTCATCTCTTGCTGAAACTCTTCAGACTGCTGGTCCATCCCCATATCAATAAGGCGGGTCAACACCTTTTGTCTAGCTTCTCTTACAAGATATTCTTCTACTTGAGCTCTTTTTTGCTCCAGCATTTCATTATAAGAATACTCATCTACAGCCGAATAAGTTACTCTAGTAGACCTTTTAGAGAACTCAGCGGTAAGTGTATTAATTACATTAGGGATAATTGGATAGAACTTTAACTCTAATGCCGAAGTATCTTCTTTTGTTAGAGTATCAATTAGATCCGCATATTCATTATCCTCTTCAACTACATAGTCAGTTTTATCAATAATACCCTTTGCTAGTTTATAATTTTTCATTAATCGTCTAGCATTTCTACGGACCATTTTAAGTCCCTGCCACTCTAGCCAGTCTAAACACCAGGCTGCCCAGTCCTTATCTTTTTTTGACCTAGGCAAAAACTGAATAGGCTGATTAAGAGTACCCATTTTATTGTACTCTGTCTTAGCACCTGCCTTAATCTGTAGGGCATTGTATACTTGCATATTATCTTAAATTTCTGAACGGTTGTTTAGGGACCCTCATTCCATCAAAGCCAGAGCCAGTTCCACCTATGTGACGGAACGGGCTCCTAACTAATTTACTGAATTTATTGGAGTTATCCAACTTTTTTACATTTGAGGTTTCCTCGTATCTTTTCTTATATCCTCTATTAGCTTGCTGTACTTTAGCAAAAGCCACTAGTGCCGCAAAGCTAACTAATCTGTCCACGTTTACACCATCTCTATATGCCATCATTTCTTTTAACAGCATAGGATCGGGTATTCGTTCTACTCCATATTTAGTCCTAACTACAGTACCATCGGCTTTAACATCTGCATCTAGCTCTTCTTTTAGAAAATCAATAGCATAGCTTAGCATATGACTTTTAAATAAAGTTCCTGTATTTCTCCAGCCATATTCTTGATAAACATTAGCATTAGCGCCTATATCTTTTAAGAAAAGAATTTGAGACCTGGGTACAAGATACTTCTGTTTCTTTCTGTAAATCATGTAGTTAATAAACTGAGATATGTTATTTTCTACAATAGTCCAGGCATTATACCACTCAATTATAAGCTCTAGTCTCTCATGTGTTTTATTAATATCATCAAATCTACCGCACCAGGTAGCTACCAGTTTATCAGATTCAATATAGGTCTGTATTTCTGATCCATTATTTTTAGTTACCTCAACTGCTGTTTTATAAATATAGATAGAGCATAACGATTCCGAGGTTGTTGTTTTACCTTCACCAACGGGGTCAACAGAAGCATAATAAGTTCCAAACTCAGCATTTTTCTCAGGTCTTTCCCATACAACTAAAACACCGGTTTTATCCTCAGTATTTTTAGTTATCGGGAATTCCATTATAGGGAGCTTAGTTGTTGTTTCTACTTCTATCTCACCTTTAGCATTTCTGTGTATATCTAAGAACTCATAAGGATATTCTTTCTCTTCAATCCTTTGCATTTGTGCCGTAACTAAATGACTTGGAAAAAGAGATACAGTTCTATAGTCAAATGCCTCCTTAATATTTCTAGGGTGCTGTGATATACGTAATTGATATTCTTGAGGATCTAACTCCTTCTTCCATTTAGCAAACTGTTCATCAAGAGCCTCAAGAGCCTCCTTGACCTGTGAGTTTCCAAATTTGTCAACATATGGCGGCATTGACCACTGCTCTGGAATAAATAATCCTGATGTTCCTATTGTACCCTTATCATCTATAAGATTAGAGAAAACAGCATAAATATCATTAGCTTCTGGATGTAGTATTAATTTTCTTAGTGGGTCACATTGACTAAGGTCACCGACAGATCCAGCTGCTATAAATGTTCCTGTAGTAATCATACCTGATCTAAGAGCAGGTCTCAAGTATTCATAAGTCTGGTTCATCTTAGGGGCAATACCAGCTTCCTCATGAAAGAAGTATTTAGTAGGACCACCCACACCTGTAGTTGGGCTTTTCTCAAATGACATTGCCTGTATTACGCCCTTAAGACCTATTTCAGTCTTTCTTTTCTGTCCCCCTACAAAGTTTACAATTTCAATCTTCTGCTGCCAGAACATTGTCTTGTTAGGATTCATTGGTCTATACCAAGCCGTATGTTTATTTAGGAATGACTCATATTCATTAAGAAACTTCCAGCTACCCTTCTCATTTATATAGTCTTTAAGGCTAGCTCCCATCTTTAGGGTAACCCCTTCCTCAAACCATATCTGATTTATCATTTTGCCACAGTGAAAATAGGAACTAGCTATCTGACGTTTCTTCAAGATAGCACAATGTTTATAATCTAACTCAGCAAGAATCTCATAGAGAGCCATGTGATATTGAGCATCTCTAACATCAGCAAATCCATACCTCTGCGTCTCTTTGTTAAAGATTGGCAAGAAGTTTAGCCACATATAATAGTCTCGGGTAATGTACCAATTTTTGGTACCTGACTTATAGATTACACCCTTTCTACACTTCTCTTTTTCAGTATCCCAGTATTTTATAAAGTCTTTAGTACCAGACGGTGCTGTAGTATAAACTCCGTTTTTATTAAACAGTCGTGCCTGTTCATTAAACATTTTAGATACTTCATCAAATTCATATTCCCCGGGCTCTTTGAATATTGATAAACAGAATTCATAGAGTTCTCTTCTACTTTCAAAATCTGTGTAGGTCCATTCTCCATTCTCATAGGTAGGTATATGTTCGTATATCTCAGTACTCATTCAGTAGTCTAAGTATTTCATTTAGAGCTTCATGCCTATGATTTTCAGTAAGAACTATTTTATTTACAAATCCTGATTTTTCTATTTTAGGAATATCATGAATAGCAGATTCACTTTTTATCTTAAGATCTATCTGCTGCATATCACCTGTGAAAATCATAATAGAGTTCTTACCTAATCTACCTACACACATTTGTAACTGTGCCTTAGTAAGATTTTGAAACTCATCTACTATACATACAGCGTTTTCAAATGTTCTTCCTCTAAAATGACTTAGTGAAACAAGTTCAATATTACCCTCTTCTTCCATCTTATTAAGGATGTCAGGTTTATCATAAACCTTTCTCATATTAGACTTAATAGGTACCAACCAAGGTTCCATTTTTTCTTTCTCGGAACCAGGAAGAAACCCATTATCTTCTGTAGAAACAGTAGGTCTGGTTATAATAATCTTATTTACTCGTCTCTTAAAATAAAGATCTAAAGCTATTTGAACTGCTACTAGTGTTTTACCACTACCTGCAAATCCTATAAGGAAATTGTAGGGTGTGCTGATAATCAGTTCTTTAGCTTTCTTCTGCTCTTCAGAAAGAGTAATTGAAAACTTAATCTCTCCCTTTGGAGGTGTCTTTTCAATGTTTGTCTTGCCCATACTATAAAGATAGGAGTTATCTTACATTCTCAAAGAACTTCTTTGTCAAAAATCCTATAAGGTACCCATAAGCTTCATCAGTGTCACCAGTATGAGGCATACCTATTCTTTCAAAAGTATACATACAGACATGTGATAACTCATGTACAAGAGTTGCCATGTTTTCAATATCGTTCTCGTCAAAATGAGTAAGCCTAACAGCTATTACGCCATTTTCATACATAGCAGTCCTTGCCAAATTAGTAGACTTCATATCCATAAAAGGCTCCATGTACATTTTAAAAGCGGGACTTTCTAATGATGGTATAACTCCATGTTCTACCAAAGCTACAACTACATCCTCAGCATCCTGTTCAATACTAACTAATATATTAGCATTGTACAGGTCTAAATCAATTACAAAAAACTTCCCGTTATAGCTGGTCGTAGGCAAGTCCTTGACCGCCTCTGACTTGACTTTTCTGTTCGTCTTGGAGGTCTTTGTAGGCACCCTTGTAGGCTTCCCGGATTTGTTGAAATTTTGCTGCTGTATTTGTAAGTGCTGTGAGGTTACCATCTCTTCCATCTGTTATATTTGTTGTAGCCATGTAGTTTGCTAAACGGTCTAGCATTTGTTTAATCCCGTTATATGCTCTCATAGTTGGAGTCTCGTACATATCAGAGCAGAAACGAAGTGCTGCTGATATATCTGTATCGTCAGTTGAGAAATCTGCATCTATCTCTTTTAGAATAACTTCTTCTTTATCTACCTCAGATATATTAAAGAAAGGATTTATATCCGGATTTGGGCAGGTCATATAAAATATGTACTGGTAAATCTTTAAATAATCTTCCGGATGATTATCCATTATTTTCTTTAAAGTGGAAAGAGTATAGCAGTGTTCTGTTGGAACAACCACATTATTCTGTATATCAAATAGTCTTACAATCATTTTCTGTCTAAGCTTATATTTTTACAAAATCTTAGTTCTTTATTACTTAGTGTCCATATTTCTCCATCGTCCATAGCACAGGTAAATAATATATCATGTTCCTGGCTATAATCTATTACTAGAAAAGCATAACCTTCCATATCATCGGATACCCTTTTAATAGGGATCATAGGATTAAGTTGAAGAATCATTGAGATGATGTATTATAGATATGACCTCTGTTTTTAAATAAGGTAACTCATATCTATCAATATCCTTAATAATAGGATGTCCTTCCAGGTCTAATCTATGGATCTTATTTCCTTTTTCATCTAAACCATCATCCTCAAATATGACGTGATCTAATACGAGTTTACCGGCTCTGAGCTTTGGATTATGCTTTAAAATGATATACATGTAGAGACTAAGCTGAAGAGCATAATGATTATAGTTACAATCGTCAAGATGAGATACTGGATGAAGCATCTTTTTAGATATGCCTTCCCAGTTTTTGTACGATTCCTTCTTGATCTCTTTATTTGTCTTATAGTCATAGATATCAACTCTCCCATTAACAACCTCTACTCTATCTGATTGACCACAGATACCTGCAGATTTTAAATAGACAAAGTGTTCGGGATATATACCATTATCAAGTTTTTGATTGGGTGCCGTTTTAATTCCGTCAACTTCTACTGATTTAACAATTTTAAGATCTAATCCCTCTCTGTTTATAGTATTGCAGCCAAGTACATCTGATTCTCTTTGATTATGGTACCACGTACCCAGAGTTATTGCTCTATCTGACTCCGCCTTCCAAGCATTTTTGATATCCTCTGGAGACATCCCATACCACTTGCTCTTCTTATTTCTAGAAGATTTTTCAGCTATTAAGTCAGCATCAAAATGTTCCTTGTAATTAGAGATTACACTGGTGACACTCATCCATTTTATGTTTTCTGAGGCATCAATACTTACATATTTATGCTCATCAGGTAGAAATTTAACCGGCATTTTCTTCAAGTTTTTTATTAAGTTCCTCTTCTTCCTCTTCAGTAAGTACAGCCTTCCATTTGCCAGCCTCGCATTCTGAAGATAAAGACCTCTGTAAAAACTGGAGTGAGCAACCGCATACCCCACAACAGGGTTGAGTTCCGGGAGCAAAACACTTGTCACCGCTTCTGTCAATATTAGGGCATTCTTGACATATCTTATCCCTTGCTGCCGCAACTTCTTCAACATGTTTATTCTTAAAAAAAGAGTTTTTAATGCCTTCAAGAATCTTTCCCTTTTTCTTCCATACCTCTAGTATTGTCGCCATATCTGTTAGTTTTTATTTGTTTCTTTCTTTCTTTTTCTTCTAATATAGATGCCTTAGAATTTTCTAATATCTCTAGTCTATTTTTAATGGCCATGTACTTTGAATACTTTCTAAAATTAGAAGTATCCGTTTTGTTCAGGGCATTTTGATATTTATCAATAGTATTTTGTAAAGATTTAATCTTTAGCTCAAAGGATCCTAAGTTTTCTATACCTATTCTAGGATAACTTATCTGAGTTATGGATTTACGGACATTAAGCCAGTAGAAATCTACTATATCAGAGACTAGATTCTTATCTATCTCTAGCTCTAGGTAGAGATCGGTAATTAGTGTCTTAGGCTTCTTTGGATTCAATTCTTACAATTTTATAGTCTAGCAGAATGTTACCATCTGTCTGAAGTCGTAACGTAGGATTGATCTTAATCTTCTTTTTGCTTTTTCCTTCTTTTATAATAAGACTTCTTTTTTCTGCTTTTGTTAAAGCATTCCTTACAGATTGGCTGCTGCCAAAAATTTCCTTCTTAGCAGCAGCCTCACAAAACTCTGTAAGTTCTCTCTCTCCAGATAATGCTAAAAGAGTTAAGCAATTAAGATCAAGAGTAGAAACCTGAATATCATTCAGGTGACAATGAACAGCTATCTGGAATTTAGTTATATCCCAGATTTCCATTCTTATCCGTTTCTGTACTTGATTTACAATAGCCATTGTTGGTTTAGCTTAGCATTACTTTTTAAGAGATCTTTTTTTAACAGGAGCCTCTGATTCTGGTTGATCATCTTCTTCTTCAGGAGGAGTCTGTAGTTGAGCCTGTCTTACCATAGCCACCATTCTACGGAGTCTTTGTTCCTCAATGTCAGCAGATAGCTTTTCAAACTCTTGCTGGACAGACATGAACTCTATTTGTTCTTTATAAAAGTCCAGCATTTCTTGTTTTCTAGCAGCAATTTCCTCAGCAGAGAATTGTACTCCTTGATTAAGCGTTTCTTCTGTGAAAGCATTTTCCATTTTGTTTGTTATTAAGTTTACACCACAAATGTAATGTAAAAGTTTAAACTTCCAAAATTTAAACTACTGCAAAAGAAAACCCGGACTTTACCGGGTTTACTTCATAACAACATAACAAAACACAACACAGAGTACAACAACTCAAGTTTTCTTTCCTTTTAAATATCCTGTAAGTTCAGCCAAAGCGGCATTCATTGAATTAACAGAAGAGGATATAGCGTCAATTTTGATATCTAGTCTTTCACTAGCACTCTTTTGCTCTTCTCTTAACTCGCCTATTCTAGTATAAATGTTCTGTTCTTTTTTACCAAAGTCTTCCTTGGTTTCCTTAAGGGATTGGTTTAGACTAGCCATATCCCGGGTGTGATTTTCCTGCATATTGGTAAAGTTAGTACTTAGTCTATCTACAGACCGTTTAAGTGTGTAATAGAGACCAGACAGTGATGCCACCCCAACTACTATTGTAATTACATCCCTTGTCTCAAAGAATACTGTACTTGGTTCCATGAAATAACAAACATATATATATTATAATATAGTAAGAAAAATCATAACAACGCAAAATAAATTGTACTAAATGTGAGTCCTGCTATTCCTATAGTCAACCCTAGATTTTGTGCTATTAGTTTTCTATTTCTTTTCTTAAGATCCTTAATCTGCATCTCCTTTTCCTGTGCTATAGCCTTTTCTATAGCCTGCTTATTATCATAGATTTCCTGCAGAGCCTGGTAGCTATTAGCCTGTATTCCTGTTATCTTAGAATAGTAGTGAACTTTCAGCTTCTCTAGCTGATACAAACTATCTATCTCCATAGATGTATTGTACCAGTACATCATGCTAGTGTAGTTCAGGTTGAACAGTTGAAGATCGTAGGTCGTAAGTTCTGGAGTAAAACCCTGCTTTGAGTAAGGAGTCCGACTTTTTGAGTGTTGTCCTAAACTGTTTAGCTGTAGCAGGATCATCAGCATTAAGAATATTGTATATCTCATCTTTATAGTATTTATTTACTGTATACTGGTTTTCTATGATTGTATCTGATTTAAAGTTTAATGAATCTATCTTAAGATACAACTCATTAGCTGCCTTTGTGTTCTTATCTATTACTTTAAGAAGACTATCATTTATTACTTCAAGTCTAGTTACAGCGGGATTTTCTGTAGGTTTTTTATTACAGGTTTTAACTGTTACTATAATAGCCGCTAAGGCTAATACTGTAAGACCACTGTAAATTACTAGTTTTGTCTTTTCCATCTTGTTATGTGTATGCTTTTATTTAACGGTCTGATTTTGTAGTATACCCCATCTCCTCCCCTTGAATCCCTATTACCTGCATCATTGGTATTGCCTTCTATAGTCCTTACAGAGTGTTGCCCTATAGCATCAACTATACCTGTATGACCAATAGCTTTATAGCGTTTAGTATTCTTAAACTTGTTATAAGATAGGGTCATTACAAGAACATCTCCTGGTTTAAAAGATTGATAGAATCTACCATGAGTAAATATTACATCTTTTTTATTATAGGCTGTCGGCGACCACCCTGATATTGTATTTTCAATATCACATTCTTTAAGCATAGCCTTTACAAAAAAGCTACACCACTGATAACCAGGTTTCCAGCCTACTCCCTCCATAATTTTACGGAGATCTCTATCTGTAAATCCTTTATTATTACCTCCCTTCTCCCTTACTCCGACATAAGAGCTGGCGGTAACTCTGACACAGTAACCGTCATTAGCAACCACACTATAAAGAGGAATAATACTAAGAATGAGAAGTAAACAAATAGATATAACTTTATTCTTTGCCATACTGTTAGTTCTTGTTTGATTTGTTCTTTAATTTCAGTAGAGTAGAAGTATCTCTGCAGACTTCTAAAGTTAAAGTTGATTCCAAGGAATACAACAAAGTTTGCAAAAATCAGGATTAGGGCTGCCATAAATACAATTTGGATATACTCTGTAGAAATCAAGGCATCCCCAAAATACTCATAGCCATATCTACCTACTAGAAAAAATGCCAGGAAGGCAAGTGGGACACTCCATAACCCATCATACATCTGAAGGTATTTTAATACTTTTTTCATAATCATATATTTATAACGGAAGGAATTTGAATATCAGGGAGTTTGACATCAACGTCATCACTAGGATCATCATCTGCAACACCATTCACAGATAAAATTTCTATTCTATAAGGAGTGGTGAATAAGTTTGAAGAATCAGGATTGTCTGTCCAGGGGATAGAAAATTTAAGTACATCTTGTGATTCTAATGTTCTAAATAGATTATACTCGTATTTTTTAAGACCATCAAATCCTTTTCTGATTTTAAAATTAGTGATTGTATCAGCACCTGTATTTGTAAAGGTATATGCTACAGTAACACTTCCAGTCACTGGATCTACTATAACATCGTCTATTTCAACTCCTAAGTTTAAACCTACTGGTACTACAGGGGCATTTACAAATGTTTTACGTATACCTACATTATTCAGCTCCGGCTCAGGATCTATTACATTAGTGCTATCTGCAAATACTCCAAACCAAACATCTCCAGATAATGTGTTTGGCACAGTAAACGTATGACTTCCTTGAGTAAAGAATTGATCTTTTAATATTGTGGCTGACTTAGTTATAAGTTCCGGATCTGATGGATCGTAAGTACCGTCTAATGAATAGAAAACTTTAACATCAAATGTTATATCGGCTTGAGCTATAGTGTTTAACGATAGAGTGTAAGTTATCGTCATGTCAGCACCCTGATCAACTCTAGTTGGTGAATTAATAACTACTCTAAGGTCTGGTAATACAACTGGGCCTGGAGGTATAGTTCCTGATGTTGCAAGTGATATAGCTGCATATAAATCTAGTTGGCCGTACCCCATCTCTAAGGATTTACCGGGTGTGCTAGGATCATAATTATAATTATAGGGACCAATCTGATTAGTGGTCAACTTCATTATATCAAGAATCTGACTTGCTGTAAGAGATCCGTTTGCCGCAGCTACTCCAGCACAAACCCCAGCTGCGATAGGACAGGCAAATGATGTTCCATTTGGAGAACAGGTATCACTGGTAGAATATGTTGTACCATTTAGTACAAGATTATATCCATTTGCTCCAACTCTATCAGTACAAGGAACTCTTGCTCCAGGAGCTGTAAAATCTACTTTAGTTCCATAGTTAGAAAATGGAGCTCTCTGCCCACTACTATTTGTTGCTCCTACAGATACTACACTTGGATAATTTGCTGGTAAAGTTCCACAGTTTAATGTACCATCATTACCACTAGCGGCAAAAGATAGGATACCTAAACCAGGTGTACTGGTAGAAAAATCTCCACCTCTACCGTAAATTTTAGCTCTTGAGAAAGCAAGTTCTCTAATATCACTAGGAGAGATAGTTGTACAACTACAAAAACCACAGCCATAAGACATTGATATTGCAACACAAGATGGATTCTGCATTACATAATCTACGGCAGCTACCTGTACAGCGCTAGTTGTAAAGAAACTACCTCCTCCAGCTGGAGCACCTATACCCTGGAAAGTAACTTTTGTTCTTGGTCCAGCAATACCAATTGTATCTATACCATTTGTCGGATTAGCACATATAATTCCTGAGCAAGGTGTACCGTGATTACTAGCAGAATCATTAGCGGTAGGTTCTACGTTAGGTGTATTTGTCCAGTGATTATAGTTATCAAAGAGATATCCTACTAAATCAGGATGGGTTGTTTCACAGGCAATATCAAATACGGCAACATAGTTATCTGGACCTGGTGGAATAAGAGCCCATCCTTCTTGAGCCCTTAGGGCGGGAAGCTGCCAATGATCAGCATAACTAAAATCTACAGCTTTTACACTATGTGATACTATATAATCTTGCTCTATACTATTTATAAGTCTAGACCTACCTACTTTCTTACGTGTTTCTTCATAAGAAGTATGTTCAGGAAGATCAATAAGCACAATACCCAATCTGGGGAACTCTCTTTTAATTTTTAGACCTTGATTCTTTATGTACTCAATTCCCTTTTTGTAATCATTGTTTATAGAAATGAGTCCCTCACTAGAAGGGATTCTATCTATATTATCTACTTGATAAACGTGAGATACCTTATAGGTATTAGGCACTACTCTAGTAGTATCTTCAAATACAATGACCCTTTTATGGTCAATATATCGTTTTACATTAGCTTTAGTTTTATTCTTATTAAAGCTATTGACATCCTTGAACTTTACTGCGTTAAGCTTTTTCATTAAGCAGGGTTTACTGTAATTGTACTTACATTATTTGTTGACACACTGTCCTGAACTCCGTTAACTTCTGTAATAGTAATTTTATATGTTCCAGGATATGATGAAGGTGCATTATACCAGGTTGTCTGATATGTAAAAAACTGACCAGGAGCAACCGATTGATTTGATGTAGTGGTCATCTGCGTACCTCCGATAAATCCGCGTACATATTTAAAATTAGTTACTGGAACAGAACCAAAGTTTTTAATTCTCCATCTAAAGAAAAGAGTACCTGAAGTATTATAACCATATGATAAAAGCTCTACACCCAAATCTAAACCTGTAGATGGTGGGGTTGGACCAGGGCCAGGAGCTGTAACATTGATAACCGTAAATCCTGTATTGTCTCCTTCATTACTTTCAGGTACTACATTAGTAGAATCTACATTACCAATCAAATAAAGATTGCCTGTAATTCCAGTGGGTACAGTAAAGTTAAACGTGCCGCTTACAGCAAGTTGTGATGCTGGAAGAGTTACAGGGATAGTTGTTACAAGAGTATCTGCAGCATCCAATGTTGGATTAAGAGAGCTGTAGAAAGCAACATTAAAAGTAATAGGTGTTGCCAATGATATAGAAGATGTAACTGTGTAATTCACAGGAATAATATTTCCAGCTACAGCTGTAGATGCTGCTGTTACAATGATATTTAGATTAGGTACCGGAGTAGGTGGTGGTGGTGTTACTCCTCCCTGAAGGGCAGCAGCTACTGCCGCATTTTGGTCAATAATACCGTATCCTAATTCAAGAGACTTGCCATTAGTATAAACATACCCACCTATTTTTCTACAGGCTTGCTGCAGAATAGTTCTAATTTCTGATTCTGTAATATTAGGATTTGCCAGCACCATTGTAGCTACACAAGCTGCAAAAACAGGACAGGCTGCTGAAGTACCGCTGAACCCAAAAACAGCATCTTCATAAGGATCTGCATTTGTATAATAACCCTTACCTCCTGTTCTATCTGTTGTCAAAACAGCTGTGCCGGGGGCAGCAGCAAAAAGTTTAGGACCATAGTTACTGAACGAAGCTCTTGTATTAGTACTTGTAGAAGCTCCAATAGCCATTACAGAGCTATATGCTGCAGGTAACTGTGTAAAGTCAGGCTGAGAACTATTACCAGAACTAGCAAAAATTGCAATTCCTTTTCCGCCACGACCCTGAGTTCTTGCTATGTTAAGAGCATTTTGAAAATTAGGTCTAGCATTACCACCACCCCATGACATTGATATAGCGGCACAATCTGGATTAGCAATTGCTTTGTTTACAGCAAGAGTTAAGATGGCATCTGATGTCATAAAACTACCGCCACTTTGGTTATAACCAATTCTTAAGAACTGAACTCTAAGACGGTCGTTACCTGCAGATAGTACATACTGGTTGTTAGAGCATTTAGCGCAGACAATACCAGAACATGGTGTACCATGTTTTTCAGCATCAGACTGGGGCTCTACATTTTCGTTATTTTCAGAACAGTTCCAGTTAAGGTTAAATCTACCACTGAGATCAGGATGTGTAGTCTCACAACCATCACCATCCATAACAGCCACATCTACATAACCTGTAGTCGGTAACTGGGCCCATGCTTCAGCAGCTTTAATATTACCTAACCACCAATGCCCTGAGTAAGGATAGTTTTGTATAGTCTGTTCCTGCTCTGTTGTTTTATCCTCGGATACTGAGATAAATAACTCTGAGCTCATTATAAGATTTCTAAAATCTTCAAATGTTACGTGATCAGGAACATCTACTATAAAGGTGCCGGTTAACTCAAATGAGTCTTTAATATCTATCTTTTCCTTTTTTAAAAACTTAGATGCTTCCGCAAAATCTAAAGTCATCAAAATAGCAAGTCCTGTCGGGACCTCTACTCCATTTTGTACTTGATTAGTATGGGAAACTTTAGTTGTGTTTACAGTTACGGGAGTCTCATCCTCAAATACAATAACACCAAAGGGTTCATGTACCGCTAAGACGTTAGTTTTGAGTTTATTTTTTTCAAAAGACTTTTTATCCTTAAACTTTACGGAATTAATTGTACTCATTTTATGTGGATTGTGATTATACTACAATATACTAACTAGGGAACAAGGTACCAAATATTTATTCCGGAGGAGTTTCAGATTCTGGAATAGGCTCTATAATACTGTTCGGATCTGGAACCAAATTAGCACAGACCCCGCATATATAGGTTTGAAAAAGATAAGGTGTTACCACTTCTACATCTATATACCCCAGTTCTGTAGAGCATACACTACATGTCATTATTATTCTTTCCATTATGATGAGAATGTACAAGTTCCACCAGCACCTCCTGCGCTACCTGTTATTGTCACTGGTATAGCTGGTGTGGTTCCTAAGTTAGTAGTTCCATCAACAACAGTTATTGTGTTGGCTCCCAATGAGATAGCAGTGATTCTTCCACCAGAACCCCCAGATCCTCCTTGTCCACCTAAACCTGTCCCACTGCCATTACCTCCATTACCTCCGACACCTCCATTAGCAGATGCAAATGTGTAAGAGCCTCCTGTTATTGTTCCATATACAAGATAGATATATCCACCTCCACCCCCTCCAGCTCCTCCAGCCCCAGCTACATTTGCTGCAGGAGTATATGTAACATTACCTCCTCTTCCACCCCTAGATGCTATTGCTTCAGCATTTGTTCCAGCTCCAACTACTATTTGTCTTGCATATACAATAGTATTTCCACCACCTCCTCCACCAGCTCCACCTCCTCCGGCAAGTGATGCGGTAGAAGATGCAGCTCCTCCTCCACCACCCCCGTGATATGCTCCTGCAGCAGGCGTAGTAACTGTAGTAATTGCTGCAGTAGATTGCCTAATAGTTTGAATACGTCCTAGGTCATTTACAAAAGTTCTGACATAAATAACACTTGGTGAAGCACTTGTAGTTTGACCAGCTCCTCCTAGTGCTCCAGATCCTACAGCTGAGTTTCCTCCTTTACCTCCTGAACCTCCAAATCCTCCTGCAACTGCTTGTGTACTAGCAGGACTCTGTAATCCAGCGGCAGCATTATTGGTATTTGCAGATGCCCCAGCACCCCCGTTTCCTCCCCTGTAAGCTACGTTAGATCCAGTTCCTCCTGAATGCCAACCACTTGTAGTTACCCCATATCCTCCTCTACCTACTGTACCACTTGCTGTGTTAGTTCCAGCACCAACAGATACAGCATCGTCTCCAGCAAATCCATTGTTATGAATTGCTAAAGCTCCTGCATTACTGATATCCAGAGTTCCCTTTACAAATAATCTAAAACCATTTAGGAATATACTACCGACTCCAGATACAGTAAGGTCATTATAATAGGCGTCATTTGTTAATGATATAGACCCGGTGATAGTAGCATTACCCGACCCTCCATCCCCAAATACACCTACTAATGAGGAGGATTGTTGGACTGCAGTTTGTACAAAAGCTGTAGTAGCTATCTGAGTTGTATTAGTTCCTGATGGTGCAGTAGGAGCAGTTGGACTTCCTGTAAATGCAGGGGAGTTGATATTAGCAGGGGTATACCCTAAAATAGTTGGGATACTCTTAGCTACCCACAGATCAGGGGTTGTGCTTGTGTCAAATACAAGCACGTCGTTGTTAACCGGGGGATTGGTGATTAAGTCTACATCATGAATCTCATCTAACTCGTATCCGTTCTGACAGCGGACATAGATCTGACCGTTACCAGCATTAGCTCTTTCTACAATCCCCACATAAACAAGGTGAGTTGGAGCATAAGGTTTTACATTAGTTAGTCCTCCAAACGTAGTCCCACTTAAGTAAAGTGTATTACCTGCTGAGAATGCAGCAGTGTTAATCCCCTCGATAACTCCCTGGATAATGATATACCCTTCTCCCCCGATGCCTATTGAAGAGTCGTAGACTAATCCAATGGTCTTTGCTGATGTAGCATCTGAATCAGCCCTAGCTAACTTAACACTCATCTTATCCCCAGATGCCTGGTATGCATATACTACCTGGCCCTTAGTAATTACTGCCCCCTCAGCATTGTGTACATAAGCAACAAGCTGAGATGATATCAACCCAATAGCTTGGAAGTTAGTCCCATCATATACTAACTCTACAGTCTGGTTAGTTTTTATATCTCCACTAGCTATCTTGACATCTGTGTTTTTAAAGATGTCTATAGCTCCTAAGGAGTTAATGTTTAATGTTGACCCGTTCTCATTCTCACTGTCAAACTTTATGATAAAGACATCCCCTGCTGTCAAGGATGTAACCCCAGCAATAGTTGCTGTATACACACCAGCTGGAGACTGAGTTGCTAAACCATAAGGAAGACTTGAAGTACCACCTGTTGGCGTTTGGAATTCAGCTTCCCCCGATAACGGATCTATAAGTGTCAAAACATCACCAAGTAAGGCAGTACCTCCATCTATACCCGGGGTTCTTAAGAAAATAGCCGATGTGTCTACTGTAATACCTATAGTATCAACCCCATTCTTCACCTGTATATCTACAAACGGTTCAGCTCCCTGAGTATTAATCTCAACAGCTGCTGTATCAGTTGTACCATTGTCAGAAGTCAAGGTTATAAACTGATCACTTATTACATTAAACTGGTTGTTGTTGTTAAAGTTTAGATTAAAGTTACCGCCGTCTATATTATTATTCTGAGTTAGAACCGGATCATTTATAATTACATCTTGTAATCCAGGAGTTGATACAGTTGGCGTCTGAAATTCTACCTCACCTGTTAATGGATCAGAGAGAGTAAGTACGTCCCCTACAGACTTAGCAGCAAACAAAGGTGTCTGAACCTTCATGAGTGTATCACTAAGTTCTATTGATGTAAAGTTAGTAGTTGTAGTATTAGTATATGATATCTTAGTATACCCTGCTAAAGAGTTAGCATCTAAAACAGCATCATTTCCACCATGATTTGTAGTAAACGAAAAGGCATATCTAGCCGTATTTATAGATTCATATAGATCTATAAGATTTAATCTATAGGCATTAGAGACACCATCAATATCTGTGTCCTGAATTAGAGTTCCGCCAAGCTGAAAGTTACCAGCGGGATTTTCCGTCAAACCGTTATCTACAGTATATATATACCCAGTGGGAAAAGTCTGTAACGCTCCTGTACCATCTATATACTGACTGGCTGTACCATTGGCTGTTACAGTAAGTACCCCCGTTGATGTAACTGGTGAGTTACTTACAGTAAAGGCGGGATTAACCGGGCTAGGCATAGACAGCCCCACAGAGGTAACCCCACTAACAGGGGTACCACCCATACCCTTTAACCTACCGCGAGAGTCATATACCCTAACACTAGGTAATCCTGATATAGCACCAGTAGCGTCTGTTACATTAAATAGAAACATTAATAGGGTGACGGTAAAAAGGTTAGGGTCATAAAGTAAGCAGTTCCGGGAACAGTAGTATTTACCACAATACTATCTCCATTAGCTAGTGAGTAACCTGTATCCTCTATAGTATCCCCGGCATCAAGGGTCAAAGAGTAGCACTGTACTGTACCGGGGGTAAGACTGTAAGCTCCTCTAGTAATACTAAGGGTAAGATCATAAGCTATCGGGTTGTTAAACCTAAGGGTAACCTTACACTTATAAAAACTCGGGCAGGTAGTAAGCGTACTATTCCCTACAGGGAGAGTACCTTGTACCTGATTACTATAGAGAGGCCCTTGTGGATTAGCTGCGGGAGCAGCAGGTGGTGGGGGTGGATAAGGTGGGGTGCTAATAGGAGTACTAGGAGTAGTAGGCATAACCAGGAGTATATATAATAAGATACAAATACCCCGGCTAATATACAAATTCCAGAGTACCCCCTCCCCTCCGCCTACAACATTTTTTACCTATTAGGCAGAGTGAGGGATCCTCCTGTGGGCCACCCCCGCCCCGCCGGCGCAGTGGGCCTACCCCCGTCAAGATTCCGGAGACAAAACCCTACAGATACGTGGTGGCTGTACTATCAGCTACAACAACATCACAATGAACTACACACTTAAAATTGAGTTCGTTGGTAGCAAGGAAGCTGCCAGCGGAAACACAAGATTCATCCACAAGGTCTCCGGTTCCAAAGTATCTATGGACAAGTTCCGTAGTGATATTGAGGCCGCTAATCAGGCCGGGGAAATCACTAACGGCTTCATCGGTGACAACGACTTGCTGTATTTCCACAGGTCCAAGATACCGGCGTTCCTTCAGCTAAAGCGAACTGAGGACGGCAAGTGGTTCGTGGATGAGTCGCTGTTAGAGGCCATGAATTGGGCTGCTGAGAAGTATCCGAACTTGACGCCGGCAATGCTGTTGGCGTTGGTTCAGGGTGCCTAACAGGATGGAGATGGGGGACGGCTTCGGCTGTCTCCCTTTTCTCCAACATCTTTTATTACAAAACCCATTACATGATTGGCGTGTTGCTAAGAATGTCACCATTATTTCCAAGGTGACCTTAGCTGCCGGGAATAACATATTAATCCTCTAAATACCAAAGCTATGATAGAAGAATCTTATCCATTGAAAAGTATTATTGAGCAGATTACCAAGAGAAGGAATAGCGCCGAGATGAAGGAGATGATGGCTACTAACAATGACGAAGCTCACCTCTATGGTGCCGAGGCTTGGACATTAACGCAGGTGCTGAGGGATATAGAAGATATCCTATATATCTACAATAAGCACCAGAGGGAGATAGAGGAGCAGGAGGAGATAGACAGGATAGACGATTTGGAGTGGCATTCCCAATATGGCGAAGAAAGGAATATTGCCAGTTGGGAACAAGGATATGGTAGTGAATAGTGGTTGTGTTGGTTACAAAGGAGGGGGTGGTGCCCCTCTTTTTCCTTGTACTCTTATACCCCAAAACTATTATTACAAAACCCACTACATTATGGGCGTGGTTGCTGAGAATCAGCAGGGCTACGTAAGTATTCCATAGTAAACAATTAATTCATAATAAACAATTTATCCAATGAAAGTAAAATTAATCCGCACTTACGTTAAGAACGTAGAACAGAAAGATGAGAACGGTTTGCCAATTGTAGACCAATTTGGCCGACCTGTAAAGCAGTTAAAGGATATGTTCCTTTACGGCATTGTAGAGGCAACTGCCGACGAGAAGGAATTGTACCGTACATTCCGTACTCAGGACGGTGAAGATTATTACCGTGAGGAGAACGGTGTGCCATTGTACCACAGTAATCGTAGCTTTGGCTATGAGGCGGTACTAAACGGCTATACCCGTGAGGACGGTACTGTCGGTTTCTCCGTAGAAGATACCAAAGTGGTGATGTTAAAGGCTACTCTCGCAGAAGTCGGACATCTACCAGGTATGGCAGAGATGCTGGGAGCCCAGATTGCCCTAGCTCGTACCACTGGTGGCCAGCTAGACCTGAAGAACCTGAAGCCCGATGAGGCTCCAAAGGCTCCAGAGTCTACCGCAGGTGCCAAGTTGGACGGAAACTAGGAGTTAATCCATTGATAATCAAGGTGGTGAGAGTGAGCAGTATTGCCACTCTCCCACTTTTATCAATGTTCTCCTTTCTTCTTTTTACTGTGTTACTGTGATTACTAATATAGCTAATGCTCTATATTTCAAGTCATTGTGACAGCAGTAACATCAATTAACTCATTTACTCACTTAATACACACAATAACATGTTTGAGCAACTCTCTAGGTTCTTCCTTATAGTACTCTCCTATATAGTACTATCATCTATGATGTACATATTACCCGCGATTGCTGTATCACTTATAGCCTGGGATAAGAGTGTATATCTCACTTGTGTTACTAACCCGCTTTATGCTGTGTTCTTTGGTCTGTTATCCCTTATAGGGGTTGGGGGCTATATGGACTCTTTAGCCGAGCGGAATCTTATCTAATATGTTTACCCAATGCTATCCGGTTCGTGACCGGTATCGTACAGAAGCTATCTAACTGATAGCCCGAGCATTATCCTAGTTAAACGTGCCTGAAACTTCAGTACTAGGTTTATTTATAGTATCGTTACCCTTCCTTTAACCGGGTATCTATCCAGTAAGCTGCTGGCGCGGGACTGTCCAGTGTAGATACAAGACAGTAGTATTGTTACTCTTTCTTTAACCGAGTAAATATCCAGTAAGTTACTGGCGTGATCTCAACACAGTACATAATGAGAATCCCTGGGTCTGTCTTGTAACATAGCAGAATGGGGGATACGGTCAGGGTGAGAACCTGACCATATTTAATGCACCATAACTCACTTCCCAAGGGTGAGCAGTTTGTATTACTACCAAGAAGCTAAAAAATACCAGTACATGCCGAATTGATAGTAGGCCTCTAACGGAGCGGAATCTCCCTGGTTAAGGTAATACAACTGAGTGCAGAGGGGATATAACTAATGTCTAACACTTAAATACCTTATTATCAATGATTAATGCTAAGCAAGAACTTTTGGATTTTATTGGTCGGGTTAACGTACCGGTGAAGTGTGCTACTATACAGCGTACTATACCAAGTGATAGTCTTACTGACCCAGATGTTTTCAAGGAGTATAATCTACCTGTGAATCACGACAAGGATGACTATATATATGGTTTCCTTGAGTCTTTAGACTTTGAGTATAACAACGGATACGGTGAGCAGGAGTTATACGGTACCATATGGTTTGAGGATGGTACGTGGGCTGAACGTTGGGAATATGATGGATCAGAGGGTTGGAAACTAGTTATGTTGCCCCAAATTCCGTTGTATTTGAAACTTAAAAAAACAATAGCTATATAATCATGTCAGAAAATACCAAAGACGTATTGCTGTTTATAGGGGGAGTCCTAGTAGCAGCATCAGTAACATTAATGTGGTTAACTATTGGGGCTATTCTGTAGTCCCTTAATTTTTAATTTTTATGAAGAGTAAAGTAGAAAGACAACAGTCTGCCCTTGAAAGATTACAACGGCAGCTACAGGTAGGTACCAAACCTGAGAAGATTAACGGTAGAACTACCGGTAATCAGGTACCTCTTACTAGTACTGATAAGGCTAGGATAGAGAGAGAAATAACAATCTTATCAAATAACCATCAAATACTCTAAAACAAATGAGTCAAGGAAGTAACTTTAAGAAAGAGGTTATGGAGGCTTTATTCAATGCTCCCACTAACCTGATTACCAACAAAGCTATCATGTGGGCAGCGAGTAATCTCCCAGATGAGGGTGGTAAGGGTAGGTTTGAAACTGAATTAAGAGGTGAGTATCGTCATGACTCTGAATCTTTCTGGCATGCTGTGGGTATGCCTGATGAAGACATGGAGAAAATCCATGACAAGTTTAAGGATACCTTTATTGAGTATGGTACTGAAAAAGCACCTGATGGTGGTTTTACCAAATCTCAAATGTTTGAGTATATCGAGAACAAACTCGGTGCTGAGGGTATGATGTTTATGGCAGTTCATGGTTTCATGGATTTCTATAATGGTATAAAGAGAGCTCAGCAAGCTTCTGAAGTAGATGATATCAAGGATATCCCAGATGATGCTCCTGATGCTGTCAAGTCTCTACTAAAACATTTGATTGAACTCAAGAAAAGATTGGGAGGTATGAAATGATACTGAGTCAAGATAAACAGCTTGACATCCAGTACATAAAGTACCTTCTTAGTAATCCTACTGTGTGTGTACCAAGTATGCTTCTATTCGGTGAGCCTGGTGCTGGTAAAACTAGTTTTGCCAAGTACCTAGCCACTGAATTGGAAGCAGAGCTTATCTTTGCTCCCTGTTATGACGGGGTAGCAGCAGATCAATTGGTATACAACTGGGATTTGGGGACACTGGTGGATGCAATGACTGATGAAGCCACAAAGGGTAGAGAAGCTATGAAAGATGGTTATCTCTTACAAGCCCTGAGAAAGTCCTGTGAACATAAGGTAGTGTTGTTGATTGACGAGGTAGATAAGGCAAAACCTTCTGTTGATACCTTCTTGCTTAGTTATATGCAGGAGTGTATGCTGAATGACCCAATCACTGGTGTAGTTAAAGGTAATAAGAACAATCTGTTTGTTGTTCTTACCTCTAACAAGAGACGTGAATTGGAGGATGCTCTTGACCGTAGGATTAGTATGATCCGTGAGTTTAAGTTCCCTAATAAGGCTGAACTCATACAACAGGTTAAGATGATGGTTAATGTAGACTACAATGAGAGTAAGTTTAACTTCCTCATTGATTTGGTTTTAGCATATAGGGACTTGGATGTATCCAAGAAACCTAGTCAGAACCAGATAGCTGATTTGATACAGGAGTTGTATTTCATTGGTACCCAAGCAATTGGTAGAAAGACTTCTTATGAGATGAAGTATAGAGCTTTTATATGGAAGATGTCCCAAGAGGAGTCTGACAGAGAAGCACTAGCTAATCTTCTCAAGAGAGGTTTTCCAAAGAATACTACTCAGTATATAGGTTCTATGCTCTAACGTGAGCATGGTGGTTTAGGTATATAGTGTTTGAAAGGGGAGGTAGTGCTCCCCTTTCTCTTTTTAACTTAATCATATGGCACATTTTAGACAAGACCCATTGATTACCAAGCACTTAGTAGAAACAGGTGGGCAGTTTACTCATAAGTTCAAAGGCAAAGAGTATCAGATAAACTCTGATACAGTTGATGACCTTAGTGAGGAAATGGTTCAGTCTCTTTCTACTAGACTTGCTAAGCTTTATCCTAGACCTAAACCAAAAATGAAGGTTAAGTCTAAAGGTAAAGCAAAGGCTACCGGTGCACCTGGTAATGATGACAGAGAAGTAAAAAAGACTGCTAAAGAAATTCTCATTGAGAAAGAACTTAAGCGTCTTGCTGTTACTGAAGTCATGGTAGAGGATAAGTTACACTATCCCAGAGTTTTTATGAAGCTTCTATCTCAACCCCATTTGGCATTAGAGGAGAAGCGTTTGGTACCTGATGAGAAAACAGAACTATATCTGTATGTGGATCAAGCAGTTGGTTATAATGACAGAGATGATGGATTCCACTATACTATGATTAAAGTTGCTGAGAAGATGAAGGGTGTACATGTATTTGCTGCTCCTAGGTTGAATTTTGAAGAAGGGTATTACTGGAAGCATATGAAGAAACATGTACCAAAGGGGAAGACAGTTGTTGTTTTCACTCAGGGTTGTGGAGGAACAAGTGGAGAACCACCGAAGGGATATAATATCCACTTCTGTACCCATTTCAAACATGGGCATAATTGTGGTTGTCATACCATTAGACATCATGAGTCTTATGGTAAGTTGTTCCAGTTTCATTATGGTCTTGATACACCAGAGACACTTAAGTCATTGGTTATCAAGTGATGATATGGTTTACAAGGCTTGTATGAGCAAGTGATTATAGATGTAAATGCCTACTACGCGAGGTATAAAGTTAGCCAGCAGTGCTAGTTTGTAGTTATTTTATTCTGTACGTTGTGGAGAGCACAACCTCTGGCGCGAAGAACACTATGAGTTAGTATTGTAGTTATATGAGTTAATGACTTAAGTTACACGGGGGTCCGTTGTTAATGATTGATACAGATAGGTCAAGGATGTTTTATCCAAGATTTTGTATTGAAAAGTAGCAGACTAAAGAAGTTAATGAGTATCGGTAAGAGGGTGTATTCCCTTCTAAATTTATACTGAGGTATTGGACGGTCTCTTTACATGATTTATGAGCACTTATACAGGTAGCATAAGAGGGATAGCTGAAATGCTAAATTAATTATTAAATCTCTATTAGGATATTGCACTATGTGCTTGGTACCATTGTCATGGTAACGAGTTCTTATGCCTTCTTGTAAATTATTGTGTGATGGATAGATGGGGGTAGTGTAAAAACTATCCCCATTTATTTTTATTAAAATTATTTATTAACTAAAAAATTATATATTGGTATGACACGTAAAATTGGTTTTTATAAGAAGAATAATTCATGGTACGCTGACCTTCCAGAGTTTATTGCTATTGGAGGTAGTGAAGCCGAATGTCAAATGGTACAGGGTGCTGATACTTTACTTGACAAACTCACCATAAACGGGGTGAGCAATGATGTTAATTACATTGTTCTTGAAATCTCAGATAATAAAAATCTGGGTAATAAAATGGAACAAATTCGAGCTGATGATTATGGCTCTACGTACTACATTAGAGAGTACGATAAAACTAGAATCAATCATTTGTTGTGGTTGTGTCCTGTTACTCTTTCTGTTTTTGATAACTATCCAGAACAGATTTATTTTCGAGTAATAGAAAGACGTGAAAATTTTAAGGTTACTTTAGCAAAATCTTCAATCTTGAAAAAGATATGGCATATTGCTAAGATAACTCCACGTTTTATTAAGAAAATGTTTAAGAGAAAATGAGGCATAGAACCAAAACCTCAAAAGATAAGTACTTCAAGAGATATTTCTTGAGGTACTTATCTACCTCTATATTTAGAGCTGTTAAACATGAAGGTGAAGAATAAACTTTTAAAATTTAAATCCGTGAAAACAGTAAAACATTACACAAAATCAGAGTTAAAGATCCTAAAAGATATGACTCTATCAGATGAAGCAGTAGCAGTACTGGTTAACAGAACTAGACAAGCTGTATACTGTAAAAGATGGTCTATGAAACTGTATGGCAAAAGAAAAAGAGGGCGCAAGATTGCTCCACCTGTAGAATCTCAGGTTATCACAGAGAAAGTAATCAAGGACACTATAAACAATAGTGTTGAGAGAATTGTACTGGGTAATGTGACTATAGATCTAGTATCTAAGACACTTACTGTACATTTTTAAAGTACCACAATGCCTCTCAAATTGCCTTGAGATAGTATCGACTAGGATTTAGAAGCACACTTTGCGGTAGTTTATGTGTTGTTCCCTTGAGAAAGGAATTAGTTGGTAGGTCATCCAGTTATGACACAACACAGAGGACTTCTCATCCTCACATGCCCCTATAGCTCAGTTGGATAGAGCAACAGATTTCTAATCTGTGGGCCTCAGGTTCGAATCCTGATGGGGGTACTAATTAATTTAAAACCAACAAAATGAAAAATCTAGTATTAAAGGGTAAGAGAATTCTTATTGAGAAACCAGTTAGACCAGAAAGCCAAGTAATCCTTACTGAGGATGTACAGGCTAATATGGATGCTGAGTTTATGAAGTCATGGACCAAGCTGCGTGTTGTAGCTGTAGGTGATGAGGTTACTAGCATTAAAGCCGGTGACAAAGTTTATGTAGGGTCAGCACTTGCTAACTCTGAGATTGTTGACATTGAAGGATATGTATTCTTCATTGTGTATGAGTCTAACGTAGCAATCATTTGGCAAGATGGGGAAGAAAAATAAAGAGCTACGGTATTCTCTAATGCCCGCAAATGTAATAGATGATACTAGAGTGTTTCATGTATTAGCAGACTCGGGTGATGGATACCAACATGAATATACAATTAAAGTCCTGGAGGTAGAATCCGGGACTTTGTATATGATGGAGTATTCAAATAGCCCTACATGGTCTGATGAACTACATGGAGTTAATATTTTCCATCTGCTTAATACTGGTAATGGCTATCAGTGGATAGATACTGATCCTATGGGTAGTTCTGTAGACTATGAGCTGTTTTACATGTATTCTCTATTCTTTAGAGTGATCCAAGAGTTGGAGTCTACTAGTAAGTTTAGAACTAAAGTTCTGGAAACTAAGGAGTTAACCAAATTTAATTTTTAAAATCAACATGAAAAAAGTTTTTATTTCTTTACTAATGGCTTTGCCATTGTTGTCATTCTCACAGCAGTGTATTGTTAAAGATTGTGATGACATGACAGATAAATGTACATATTATCCTAGACACAATATGATTGTGGCTAATGAAACAAAAACCATAGGTTTTACTATGGATGCCAGAATTGTAGAAAAAAATGATCAGTTATCTGTAGCTGATATTATGGTGCTTAGTGTAAATATTGGTAACTGCAATGAAAATGATAAGCTTATTCTTATGTTAGATGACAGTACTAAGCTTTCATTGGTAAGCTGGAATAAATTTAACTGTGAAGGTAATGCTTGGTTTAGTGTTAGAGAGTCAGATGTAGACAGACTAGGCTCTCATAAAATACTAAAGGCTTATTTTCAAAATGGTAGATCCTATGATTCATATAGCGCTACCATTGCTCCTGAAGATCAGGATTATTTTGTAAAAATTATTGCTGATTGCAGAGAAAACAAGTTTACAGTAAAGCCATGAGTAATCTAGGTAGGGCCAAAGAACTGTATGAGAAGATTAACCTGTGTTATACTACACATGGTGATGTTCCCAGCTTTATGATTGAGGATCTACAGGAAATCTGTGATACTCTTACTGATGATGAACTAGATTCATTAGAAGATGGGAACCCGAATTAAAGTAACATATGTCGCAGTGGATGCAGAGGCTAGAAAGCCTATTGCATCTGCTGAGACATTTGAGAACCTCAGACTAGCATTAGATGAATACTATGCTGTAGATAGAGGTGAAGGTAGATGTATGGGTTGGTATCCATTTGATTCTAAGTACCCAAATGATTATGAGGGTCACTATGAGTATGAATGGAAGAATATAGTAAGAAATGAAATATATCTACAGATAGATATTATCAGAGTATACTGTATAGATTTTTATCCAGAAACTAAATACGAAGTGTAATGCCAGATATTGCAATGTGCAGTGGACAAGAATGTCCTAAGAAAGATACCTGTTTTAGGTATCTAGCTAAACCAAGTGAGTTTAGGCAAAGTTATTTTCTAGGTATCCCATTAAAACAAGATGGTACCTGTGATCACTATTGGGAGGTAAAACTATGAGTGAACAGTTCACAACATCATTAGTTGAGTGTGATATATGTAGAGTCATGTGGGTAGCTGTTAGACCTATTGAAACAACAGAACTTGAATGTCCTAA